CGAGAGGAGAACATGGGTTCTGGATTTTTCGTCTCGCGAATAAACTTGCCCTGCTGATCCCGCGGGCGTGAAGCGGGCGCTATTTCGGTCGCAAGAGTGTTCTCGACCTCGTCAACGCCGTCAGCCATAAGTCTTCTTCCTCTCCGCCACCTTTTGGTCGTTGATGAAGATCTGCAGTTGTTGCGGAATCGCCTCCAGCGCCTGCATCTTGATCGCTAGCGAGAAGATCTTGTCCCGGTCGGTGATCGCCATCTGCTCGGCGTGCCACTGCTGACGCAACGCCAGAATCGCGGCCTGGAAAGCAGGATTGTTCTTCAGCTGTTGGGCTTCTTCAGCCAGCGCTTTGCGCTCGTCGTTGTTCATTTCTTCGGTTTCGGCTTGGGCTTCATCTTGGCGATCGTCTGCTGGTTTTGCAGCGTCGCATTGGTGGTCATCGCCTGATGCGTCCGGTCGAGCTGGTTCTGCTCCGCCTCTTGCTGACGATCAGCGTCGCCAGCGAGAGCGCCGGCAATGATCTGGTGCCCCTTCATCGCGTGGCCCTGCATCGCGGCATGATGGTCGGCCGCCATCTTGGTCATCGCCTGGACGTGCTGGCTCTGCAGTTGCCCCATCGCCTGCTCGTGCTGGGCGGCGAGCTGGGCGGCTTGCAGCTGCGCCTCGTTCTGCGCCTGCTGGCCAGCCTGCGCCGTCGCGTCGGCGTCGTTCTGCGCCTGGGACATCTTGATCTGGCTGTCCTGGTCGGCCGCGGCGCTGTCCTGCTGATCCTTCATCAGCTGGCTCGCCAAAGTCGCCAGCTGGGCGTGCCGATCGAGGCCGAACTTGTTTCCCTCGAGCTCCAGCTTCTGCAGATCGACCATCGTCTTGGCGTGCAATTGCTGATGCTTGAGCTGGGTGTCGGCCATCAGGCGCGTGCGGTCGATCGCCTGCTGCCCGACCGTCTTGGTGCTCTCCGCCCGCACCTTCTCCAACATCGCCTGGGCCGCCACCGCTTGCGGATCCGGCGTCTTGGGCTGCGAGGCGATCTGCTGCAGCATCTGTGGGCTCGGCGTGCGGAAATAACGGCCGACGTTCTTGATGTTGGCGAGCGCCAGCATGTCGGTGACCGTGTTGAGCATCTCCGGGATGCCGACCACAGGATTGCCGGGGCCGAACTGAGTAAAGACGAGCTGCTGTTTCTGGTCGATCTGTTGCAAGGCCAGCATCCGCACCATGTCGGAGCCCTTGCCGAGGTTGGGATTGACCTCCATCGACAGCGTCGGGTCGAAGGTCGAAGTGTCGCAGGGCACATATTTGCCCCGCATCTTCAGCATCCGGGTCTGGTTGGGGTTTTCACAGATTTCGCCGTACAGGCCGGCAAAAACGTCCTTGAAGCCGGTTTCGCACAACACTCGAGCGACGAGCTCGACCCGCTCCTGCGCGCCGTTGATCACCGCCTCGACGCCGATCATGGTCGAGCTCTGCAACGCCTTGGGATCGAGGCCCTTGGCGGCGTCCGACAAACCGGTGCGCCGCTGCAGAACATCGTTCAGCATCTCGATCACCGGCATCATCTGCTGACCGAGGAACGGCGTCGAAGTGAACATCACGCTGGCGCTGGGGTCGCCGCGGGTCCTGATCACCGCGCCCAGATCGTCGTTCATGGCGTCGTCTGGATTGACCAGGAGCTCGTTGATGACGGTCTTGGGATTGATCGACTCGGCGGCGCTGTCGAGCGTCGCCCGCATCGCGTTGGTCTTGATGCGCTGAATGTCCTCGGTATAGTCCGAAATCGATTGGCCGATAATCGTGTGCGAGGTCGGGTCGCACGAGAACATGGCGAACTTGACCCGATTGGCCTCCTCGTCGCTCAGAACCTCGTAGTTCTCGCCGATCGTGGTGATGTAGCGCAGTTCCGGCACGCCATCGCCGTCCTTGTCGATCTTGACGAACCACTCGCCGTATTTGCAGCCGTCGCCGATACTGGAGCCCATGAAGCGGCCTGGATTGCGCAATTGCGGCTCGGCGGAAAAAGCGTTCTCGCTCGACTGCACGTTCTCGACGCACTTGTCGCGCGGCACGCCCATGGCGATCAGCTGGTCGATCGGCACCACGCGCTCGTGGCCGACAATCCGGCTCTCGCGAAAGGTCCTGGCGTAGCGGTCGAGCCGCATCTCTTCCGGCGGCACGCCGGCAACCTTGATCAGAGGCTTCGAAACCTCGAATTCGACAATGGCGTAGTCGTAAACCGGCGGCGGCGGCGCGGTCAGGTTGGCAGGAAGGGGCGGAGGCGGCGCTCCAGCCATTGGTCCCGGTGGCGGGCCCGCTGGACCAGGGCTCCCAGGCGGACCAGATCCCGGGCTATTTGGCGCTCCTCCCGGCGGCGCTCCAGCCATTGGTCCTGGCGCAGCTGGCGGAGGCGGAATCGGCCCAGGCCCTGGTTGGGGCGGACTGCCCGCATTAGCTGGCGGCCCAGCGGGCGGCGGAGGTGGAGCGGCCGGCCCAGAAGGCGGCACCGGCTTGCCAATCTCGAATATCTTCGCACTCTGGTCCTCCGACAGCAGCACCTGCAGCTGCTCCGCGGTGACGTTTTCGAACCGCTTGCGCCGCATTTCCTTGTTGGTGTCGGTCCACCACTTGAGAAAACCAGAGCGAACCGTCAACGCATCCTTGATCGCCCCATAGAGGTTGAGAAAACCATCGTTGTCGTGCCAGAAAACATAGTTGACGTAGTCGGTCGCCTGCTCCGCCAGATCGGCGTCCTCCTCCGATCGCGGCACCAGGAAGATCGGGCTCTCCGAGGCTCCGAACAGCCGGATCAACCCCGGCATCATCAGCATGATGGCGTCCTTGACGTCGGTCGACACGAAGGTCGAGCGATTGGGGACGTCGCTGTTGTCGCTCTCGTTGAGGATCTCGCCCAAGGTCTTCTTGGGATCGACGCCGCGGAACGGCGAAAGGACATCACTGTAATCCAGTGATGGGGAATAGCCGTAGTACAGTAACTCGGCCGCGCTGCGATCACCGGCCAGGACCGAATTCTCGTAGTCCCGGCAGTCCTCCATCATGGATTGGAGGTAAGTCTCGTAGCTCTGTGGATCAGAGGGATCGTAGAAGGACGGCGCGCTGGACTTGTCAGACTTGAAATGCGCGAAGATGCGTTCAAGAGCCATTCCAGCCCCCGCCGACGCACCTTCGACGGAGGTCTAGCGCGATTAGCGCTTGGCTGGCAACTCGTTCATCCGCTCCAGCTCAACCCCAGCAGCGTGGAAATGGCCGATCAGCACCTTCCACGCCTTGGGGTTGACGCTCTCGCGCTGCTGCTCGAGCGCGCGATCGAGCAACTCGCGCACCAGCTGTTCCGGCTCGTCGAGCGCCATCGTCATGTCCAGGCTCTGCCGGTTCAGATCGGCGGAGCCGCGGGGCTGGGTTGGAAATGCCGGCATATCCACGCGTTGTGGGGGATCGGCGGAACCTCGCCCAGCAATTGCTGCGCCTTCCGGCAACGCGCCGGTTTCAGAAACCCCGCCCTCGTCCGCTCGCCCCTCTGGTTCGCCCATTCGACGCACTCCCTGCATGTGTGATCGGCATTCGGGATGGCAAAATGGGCCTGTCCCGGATAAGTTGCAAGGTGCTGGTCGCTGGACGCGGTGAGGTTCTTGCCGCCGACCATCACACCAGCCCCCGCAATCGACGCCTGAGCCGCCCCTGGCCGCCCCATTTGGCGCTGGTCGACGAGCTGATCAAAGGCAGGCCGACACAGCCGGTGCGAAAGGCGTCGGCGGCGTCCTCGGCCTCGTCGGGGATCGCCATCCCGGTCTTGCCGCGCCGATAGGACCTGAGCCGCGCCAGCCCGCGCCGAGTGGCGCTCTCGTCGAACCAGCTGACGCCGAGAGAGGCCCTGGTGGCGGTGATGCCGTCCTCGGTCGAATGGTTGGGCACCGTGATCACCGGCTCGGCGAGCAGGTTGTTGAGCTCGTGCCTTCGAGAGTGGCCAGTGGTCAGCTCGCGCACCTCGACATCGTGCGGCAACAGATGGGCGCGATAGGCGAAACCGCCGGCGCGGGCCTTCAAGGCCAAGAGCGTGGTGTAATGGCTGAGCGGTTTGCCGCGGCCCTCGATGTAATCAATCCAGTGCAACTCGCGGCCACAGACCTGGAACAGCCACACACACTGCAAGTGCCGCATACCGAGGTCCCAGCTGGTGATGACGCTGGTGTTCAAGTCGGGAGAAACACGAGTGACCCGCCCCTGCATTTGCAGGCTGTTGAGCGCCTCGGTGTAGAACGCGCCCTCGACCGGGGCGTCGAACGAGTTCATCATCTCGCGCGCGAACTCGTCCGCGCTCATGTCGTTGCGCATCTCCTCCACTTCGCGATGCGACAGCGCCTCCTCGCCGGTGTCGGAAATCTTGATGTCGAAAATCGCCCAGTTGGGATCGTCCTCGGCCTTCAGTTTCAGCTTGTGAAAGTGATCATCGCCATTGCTAGTTCCACTAACAATAGCAAAACCACTATAGTCAGCGAGACAAGGCCGAACCACAGAGGTGAACGCGGCAGGGGCCAGAAGAGGATATTCATCCAGAACAGCGCCATCCAGATAAATGCCGCGGAGCCTCTCATAAGCGAGGCCGCCGCCGTAAAGCCGAATAGAAGCGCCGCCGGGAAAAATGACACTGAGCTCGCCTTCCAGGGAATGAATGCCGGGAATGTTAGCAGTGTAAGTTTTTAGGTATTGCCAGCATAAATCCTTGGTTTGATCAAATGAAGGTCCAATATAAGCATATCGAGGAGGAGGATTTAATCTTTCATTGTTCAGAGCTGCTGTGATAAGGGTATTGACAAGAGCTACGGTTTTCCCGGCTCTTCGATGCGCTACCACGAATTTCCAGCGTTTTTTACTTTCATGTACCGGAAGGAAGTGCTTTCGAGGCATATAGGGGAGGACGATGTCCTCAACCACTTCGGCGTCCATCAGAATTTCTTCCAACTCGATCGGGCGCGCACTTGCTTGATGCAGGAAACCGTCACCCCGAACCGCTCTGCGAAAGCCGCAGCGCTAAAACGAGCGTATTTGGGCGCGGCGCGGATCTCGGCGACATGGGCGGCCGAAAGCCGCTGCCTGTTGTGCCGACCCTTTCGCACCTTGTCGTGCATGTTGTCGCCGTCGGTTCCAAGAAACAGATGATCTGGGTTCACGCAACCAGGATTGTCGCAGCGATGCAAGACGTGGAAGCCATCAGGGATCGGGCCGCGAAACTTCGCCCAGGCGACGCGATGGGCGCGCTCCGGCCTGCCATCGCCGCGATTGATCTGCCCATAACCCTTCGGATGCGTCGATCCGGTCCATAACCAGCATCCAGGCCCACGCTCGAAATAACGCTCGAACCGCTCCTCAATCGGGGTCGTCCGACGCTTTTTCCTCATAGGTGGTATTTATAACATCGTCTTCCGGCGTCCGCCAGCGAAAGCGAAACGTCTTATTGCCGTTGCTGACCGTCAAGCTGGCCGACGATTGAACGGAAGACGCGGGGGCCGGCGAAAGAGGGTTGCCCATCGCCAGCCGGCTGGCCAGGACCTTGGTCGACGCCCATTCCAGCCGGCGCGCGTCGGCATTCGGGTCGAACAGGGTTTCAATCGGGACGCTGACCGCCTTGGCGAGCGTGAGCTGGTAGGCCTCGTCCAAAACCCGCTGCAGCCGCGGGCTGGCGCGAACGGCGCGGGCCAGGCGAACGAGCGGGACCTTCAACAGAACGGAAGCCTGGGGCAGGGAGCCATGGGCGAGGTGAAGCGCGGTCGCGCACTCGTCCTGGTCGAGCGGGACGGTGATCGGCCGCTCGTCCCAGGGATAGTACGGCAAAGGCGTGAACTCCGCCTCGTCGCCAGTTGGGGCAGCGCTGGGATCAACCAGCGTTAGGTGGGACTTTCGCGTATCGTCCATTGATCCTCACCGAATGATTGCGACCACGTCGAGCCATGTCGGCGAAGTTGTCTCCCTTCGTTCCAACATACAGGTGGTTTTCCTCAATGCATAACGGCAGATCACAACGATGAAGGACGTTCAAGCCGCGAGGAACTGGCCCTTTATGAACAGCATACGCCACTCGGTGAACCCGATAGGCTGCTTTTTTGATCCTGATCAGACCATAACCATCAGTGTGAACCTCGCCCAGCCAAATCCGGCAACCACACTCTGGTATGGGAATAGACTTTTGCTCCAATCTATCAGCTATTCTTGTTCGCATTTTAGATATGATGGTCATTTTTTGATTGTATAATAATTTTGCTCATCCGTCCACCGGTACCTCCTCCGGTTCCGGTCCCTGTAGAGGCGGGTACTGGGGGGGGGCGAACGCGCCGCCGCATACCGCGCGCCGCACGCGTGCATCGCGTGCGCTGCGCCAGCTGGCGCTGTCGCTTGGCCGAACAAATCATGAACCAACTCATAATTGTATTGCTTCGCAATACAATTATAGATTGCAGCTAGCACAGCTAGCAGCTAGCACAGCTAGCAGTACCTGTCAATAGGACCATGTTAGTCCTATTGACAATCCCTGCTAGCAGTCCTAGAATGGCGTATTCTCTAACTGAATGGTGCAACTCATGAAACAATCCAACGGCGTCATTCTCTGGCAAGGCCTGTCTCTTATCGATCGCGCGCCGATCGTGGTCATCGCCACTGGCGTGCGCGGCAAGTCACGCAACCCCAAGACAGGCCACATGGTCCAGACATGGATCATGCGATCGGACATAGCGCCCCACATTGCCGTCAAGTCTGGCGACGATCGCAGCGTGTGCGGCGATTGCGAATTCAGGCCTAGCCTGCCGCGGCCAAAGGGCAAGAAGCCATGCTATGTGAAAACATGGCAAGCCCCGCGCGGCATCTATGCCGCGTTCAAACGCGGTCGTTATCCGGCCGTCACCCCACATGAGGCGGCCAAGCTATTCGCCGGCCGCGAACTGCGTATGGGCAGCTATGGCAATCCATCGGCCGCGCCCTTGCCCTTGTGGCGCATCGTCAATTCCAAGACGCGCGGCCATACCTGCTACATCCACAATT